ATCAGGACTAATCTCGTATTTTGAAGTGAAAAAATCGTACACTCGGTGAGTAATACTGAGATGGGGGGATTTACCTGAAACAAATAACATTTTAAGAAAGCAAAGTGACGTTGATTTCTTTCCAGTTATGGCAAACATTCTTTGCCCAATTTTCTAGTTTTGTGTTGTGTGATTTAATGCCTCTATGTGTTGTTGGTCGTGTGGGCATCGTTCTCATATAAGTGAGAACATTTCCACACTCTTGTGTCACATCAATTTTGTAAGTTGCTGTTGTGGTGTTCATTCAACCTCCGTTAATTCTTGTTGAAGTGCCATAAACTGTTCTTCAGTTACTTCATCTACACACTCTTGAATCACAGTGTAAATGTAATCAATGTTCCCAACATCATTAAAGATTCTTTCACTCAACTCACGATCATTATGTGCAGGATAATGTGCATCTTCACCATCTTCATCACGGATAACACAATCTTCAGCAGTGTAAATCCATGCCGCACAATGTGCATCTTCACCCTGTTGTTCAATCAATTTGTTGACTCGTTCTTGGAGTTGTTTGAGTGTGTAGTTCATCAGTTTAGAGAAAGGAATTGAATGGGGTTAATGTTATCGGAAGTCCTTACACATTTCATCGTAAGATGCACCAACAGGAACTTGTTTGCAGAATCGTGTCATCTTTGCATCCTGCATTTCTGAAACACTGTTGATAGCATTAACACCAATCATGGTGCCGAAAGTAACAACAACAGCAAGTAGGATAATTCTCATCAGAAGTGTGCCTCGGAAGTGTCAAGTTTGTCAGACCATTCTGCGATAGCATTGTAACACTTAGTGCGGGATTCTTCTTCATCCCCAAAATCATTCAAGAACTGAAAAGCATACTTGATTCGTGTTTCAGGTTGAGACAAAATGCGATCCAGTTCTTGTTTCGCAGTTTTCTTTTCTTCTTGCATTTTTTGATAGTTTGCGTTGTAAGCAAACATTTCACGATCTGCGAAATTTGTTGTGTAGTAAGGGTGCATTGGGTTGCGTTCCTTTGACTCTTTAACAATACACGATTCTGATCGTTGTGCCAGAATCGTGTGCCACCTTTACAACTGGTTTATTTCTTTTTACTTTCCTCCAATAGTTCTGGATAATAATCTTCCACTTCTGTAATAAGTTCCTCTATAGTATAATCATCCAAATTATTGTTCAGACTATCATACACAAACTGTTCCATAGTTTTCCAATCCATTCCATCAAGAATTGATTTCACATATGCTTCCTGGAGTTCATCACGGTCAATGATGTTGTCGGTGGTTTCAGTCATTTTTTGATGAAGATAATGTTTGATAAGTGACATGAATCAGCAGGCACATGCCATGGCAGAATTAAACAACTGGGGGATGAAAGATTCGTCGGTTACTTGATAACCATAACCATGAGTACGGGAATCAAACTCATACTGAAAATCTTTCTTGTTGATGTAACGCTTGGACTGAGTTGCACCGCAGAAAGTAACAACTTTGAGCATCAGACGATTGTGAATCTTACCATCAGCAAATTTGACGGGATAGAAGTCAACAACCATGTTGCCATCTTTGGAAGTGAGTTGCATTGGTGCGAATCCCTTTGACTCTCTTAATATACATGGAATTGATGCTGGTGCTCATTTATTGTGCCACTAATACATGTGGCACAAATTGTTTACATTAACCTCCAATAATTGGGTTGACGCCTATCACCTTTGCCCTAGGATTACGGGCAGTTGCTGTATCTCTTGCGTCACGATGTGAAGTGGCATAAACTTCCTCAGTGAAAACTTTGCCACCAACATACAACTTTACTTCCCATTTCATAGTGTTTGAAACTCCTGTGCTTCCTTAACATCAGAATCCCAATACTTTCTCATGATACTGTTAATAACTGGATACCAGGGTTCGTTAGCACTAGGATACCCACATTCTTGTGCATCACGAAGAAACTTTAGGATGCAAGTTTCCTCTTCTTCAGTGAACTCAACTCGATTCAAAGTGTAACCAGTAGTCATGAGTTTCAGTTAAGAATGTGACGATAATCAACGGATTTGACACACCAACCTGATGCACATGTGATTTCTTCGATGAGATCATCCTCATCACATGCTTCCCAGATTGTTGACATGGTTTGATTGATTACACCTTGTTTTTCATCATCAGGATAAGGTCCAAATTCATCATCAAAATCAAACTCGATTGCAGTAACTTGGAATTGCATTGGTTTGTAGATAGAAAGTTTTCGGAGTTGACGATTGGTGTCAGAGAACATAATCAGAGATACAAGAACGAACCGTAAGCATCACAAATGTGGGGATTATCTGCCAGTTGAGTGATCAGATAACGAACACCTTTTGCAGGTGCTTTGTATGATGCTGGTTTGTAAACTTCACCAGAGTTCTTATCAACGAACATCCAGCAAGAACGTCCGTTAGTTCTTTCACCTCCACTCATCAAATAAGACCAAACTTTGATATATTTGCGACCCTCTTCAATTTCCAGTTGAGTATAAACAGACCGACCAGATTCAATGGAATTAACTTTCCACTCATTGTTGAGCACTTCAATGAGTGCTTCAGTCAGAAATTGTGGTTTGGTTTGTGTGATCGTCATGGGGTGATTCCTTTGACTCTTTTAATATACACGGAAACGATGCCCGTGGGGAGAGTAGTGGACACTTCAATCAACTGGCACACTGGTGTTTCATATTGTTAAAGTTTGCATGTGAGAATTGCTCACGATTGACAAGTTTGAACATACCAAACTCATTCATGCGAACATAACCTTCACCACCACATTGTTGGTTGCCGATGTATGCTTTCGGTCCATTATTACGGCAGAGATAAAGCATATCCTCCTTGATAGATTTGATGAGGAACCAGTAACTAATCAAACGAGAGTTAGTGAATGAATCAGGATCAACTTCACGACCTTCACGAATACAACGATTCAAATCAATCTTAATCTTTTCTGCTTCAAATGGTTCTGCAAATGTTACCAACTGAGACATCTGTCGTGCGAAACCAACAATCTCAGAGAAATCTTCATCAAGTTGCCATGCACGGGGTTGCACGAACTTACAAGTCTCAGTATCATTAAACTCTTCCATTCCCACCATGTCATTGATAACATAGCAGTCCTTCATCTCATCATCAGTTGCATACAATGTGTGTGGTGCAATGATAATGTTCTGATCAATTATTTCATCAAAGATGTAAGTAATCGTATTGGGGCAAAAAGTATCATCACCACCAAACCCCATAAAATCACCTTGAACAATCCCGTCGTAATCAGGAAGGCAATCAAAACAGTGGTGTAATATATCAGCAACAACCCCAGAATGGTTGCGATCAATATCATCATGCGTTTCATTGATTTTGATCTTTACTTTGTTGAAGACAGATTTTGTACCGACAAAGAAATTACCAGTGGCAGGATTAGTGCCCCAAACAATAGCAGGAGAACCATCAATCTTCACGGAAAGATCACTCTCAGCAAGGAACCAATCCAGGACAGTAAGATCACCAGTCAGAATGGAATCTTCAGGGTGTTGCAAGTGTGTGTTTTTCATGCTTTTAATTTGACACAGAATGAGACAGAAATCAAGTGGTAGTGTGCCACCTCTTCAACTGGTTTATGTTATTCAAATTCACCATAATGATCGTATTGTTGTCTATTGACACACGATGCAAATGAAGGATCATTATACTCAACAACTTGCCAATTTTTGCGAGTTGTTCCACACTGAATTATATTTTCTTGAATGTCTTTTAACAAATACTCAACACATTCTTTGTCGTAAGTTTCAAACTTACCTGCTTCATATGCAATGTTGAGTGTCCGATAGATGAGTTTAAATTCATCCTTAGTAATTCTAAATGCAGTTTTCATTGATCAGAACTCCAGATAAGATTCAATCGCTTGGTCAATACTTTCAGACAAAGATGTGGGAGGTTCAATGACATCGAAGTCACCCAGATCGCACTCGTAGTAGTCACCGAGTTTCAGTTCAATCATCGCACCATCAGCACCATCCTGGTACAGTGTTCGTGCATGTTCGTCTTCAACAACTACTACACGACGAGCAGTAAGATCAACCACCAACATGTAATCAAATGTTTTCAACTGTTTGAAATCTTCAACAGTTTTCTTTTCACTGAGAAAAGATTTGACCTTGAACTTTTTAGTGGCATGAATGTCCTTGCGTTTGTAGAACAAATTCTTGCCCATTTTCATTTCAATCTTGTCATCACCATAGACAAAATCGTAACCAGTCTGATCTACACGAACCAGACCAGAATACTTTGCAAGTGCTTTCTCAACAGCAGTTGCACGGGCAAAGTTATCAGCATTAGAGGAGAATCCTGGATCGTTGTAGAGAGAATCCACGACTCCAAACACTTTGCCCCATTCAACCTGGGATTCAAGATGATCAATTAAGTGCATGAGGTTGTGCTCCTTTGACTCTTTTAATATACAGCAAATCTACCCCAGTGGGGAGATTGGTAGACACCTATACAACTGTCACACAAAAAAAGAACTTAAACCTTGATTGACTCTTTCCTTAGTAATTAAGGTATATTTTTCGTCAATATCGAATCCTATCCATTTTCTATTAAGATCTTTAGAAACCATTGCAGTTGTACCTGAACCCATAAAAGGATCAAGAACTAAATCACCCTCTTGTGTGGTAAGTTTGATGCAATTCTCAACTAATTGTGGTGGAAATGGTGCAGGATGTTGTTTCTGTCGTTCAGGATTGATGACCCATACTTCACCTTTGTATGCAGGATCTACAGCATCACGAAATACTTTTGGTTTCTTTTTGCAAAACCAATAGATGTGCTCTGTGCATGGCACAAGTACATCATTCCTGATATTTGGTGAGTTGCGTCTATCCCAGATGATAAGTTGATAGAGTTGAGCATCACTCTGACTGATGAAATCTGTTGGTAGATAACATCTATTCTTGTATCGTCTTGGTTTATGATTAAAGAAAATAGAACCCTCTGGTTTAATCACACGATGACATTGATTCAGAAACTCTATCATCCATGCCTGATATTGATCTTCAGGCATATCATCACCATAAGTATTGTAATCTATCTGAAACTTACCCCAAATTTGATTCCCTGGTTTAACATTACCAAGCAAACCTTTCTTATTGTATGGAGGAGATGTGACGATACAATCAACGGAATTATCTTCCATCTCCTTCATACCTTCAATACAATCTTTATTGATAATCATACAAACAGGTTGCGATGGATGTGCCACAGAACATTGTAGCGATTGCTCAGTTTCTTTTTACCTTCTCGTTGGAAGTGAAAGTAACTCTTACCCTCAGCATTTTTTAGGTGAATACCACCACGAAGGAACACCCATTGAGCATCTTTAATCTTATCACAAATTTGTTGATAAGTCAATTCTAACTCTTCATCTGTCTTTGTATTTTTAATCACAACGGAGGTAATGTCATACCCATTGCGAATAATCAGATCAACAATTCTTTCTTTATTTGTATCAAGAAATTTTTTGAAAGCATCAACCTGCACAGGATCAATCTGTTTAATCGTGCGACGATCTTTTCCGTTGTAGTTGTAACCCTCACTACCACAAAAATGTGCAATGAATTCAGCAGCATCACCACTGATGTTCAACATCTTGATAAAATGTTTTTGTGTTGTGAGATGAACCTGTGTAGAAGATCCTGACATATTCTTGATGCTCTTATTGTTGACACCATCAGTGCCATCAATTTTAGTTCGTGAACCACCAATTTGTGTCAGACCGTGAGCATCACAAACTTCCTTCTCTTTAATGTCAGAATACTCTTCACGAATCTTGTAACCCTGTTCGGCAGTGAGTGGCATCGTGTGCTCCTTTGACTCTTTTAATATACAAAAGATCTGCTCCAATGGGAAGAACAGTAGACACTTCAATCAACTGGCACATTACCCCCAGTTTTCCATCCATTCATCTAAAGTATAACCTTCACCCGTGCTAGTTTCTTCTACTAACTCTTCTAAAGTCATTTCTATCAAGTCCTCACGATATTCTTCAGTTGTTTGATCATTTTCTGGGTCAAAATCATCATGGCAGAGATAGTCCCACTCTGCACATAGTGCATCAATTAGTTGTGCTTTAGTGTACTTCATCGGCGAATTTCAGAAATTGCGGGTTGACCTTGATTGAACACGACATCAACAACTGCCTGAACTTTGCGAGCAGTGCTGATACCAACAGAATCATAAGTTGGGACGCAAACTAAACCAAAAGTCTTCTCAGTGCTACCCAAACGAATCACACGACCGATAGACTGACTGATACCAATATAGTCCATGTTTCGCATGAAGATGACTGCTTCCAAACCACTGACGTTGATACCTTCAGACAGAATAGAGTGGTGGATGACAACAAACTTCTTCTCAGGATCTTTTCCCCAAGTGTTTAGTGTGTTGAAGAATTCTTCACGGTTGACTTTCTTGCCATCAATAATTGCACCTGTCTTAGATGTGATTGTCATCCAAGAATAACCACGTTGATATAATTCAGTGCAAAAGTTGGATTCTGACAGCAGACCGATGATCTGCTTGGTCGTGCGAGCACAAATCAAAGTTTTATCGATGTTGTTATCGTCAATCGTTTCAATAAGATTATCTGCATCCTCTGCATACATCACCTTACGACCTTTCACCAAAGGCAGTTGCTTAACAACAACCTTTGGGGGAAGAATATAACCACCATCAACAAGTTCAGGTGCAGGAACATTTACCAGAGTTTGTCCATATACATGACCCCAGTTCATTCCTGGTTTCTTGAATGTCAAACTGTGCTTGGGAGTTGCAGTGTAAAAGTAACAACGATCTGCGTTCTCTGCGAAGAACTCAGTAGCAGGGAAGAAGTTCTTCTTCACACTGTTATGTGCTTCGTCAAAGTAAATGTTGTTGACCTCAATATCTGCTTCCATCACACGATGAAGAGAATTGTAGGTAGTGAAGATGATAACATTCTCACCCACACTACGCGCACAACTAGCATAAAGGTGAATCTTTTCTGCTTTGGTAGTGCTAGTGAAGTGTGTTTCTCCACTGTGGACATGCATCACATGCAGATATGGGTCACTATTGTTAGGATCAATAACCTCCATAAACTCAGAACACAGTTGCTCTGCCAGCAGAATACGCGGAGCAACAACAACAGTCGTCACACCACTATTGCAACGATCCATGGAAGATTTAGCATCCATGATCATCGTCAGTGTTTTACCACCACCAGTGGGAACAATCACTTGACCTTTGTTGTAGTTTTGCAGACGGTCAAGGATGCGTTCCTGATGTGGACGAAGGGTGATTGTCATCCGTGTTTCGTTGATGTAGATAATATAAAGCACAGAGAGACCCCTAGGAGACCCTCTGTGCCACTTGTTCAATCGTCTTGGTCTTCTTGTACTGGTTCTGCTTTTTTAACTACTTTAGGACCAACTTGCACTCGGTTTGATTCATAAAAGAAAGCAACTCTTTCACGACGTGCTTGCAGCAACATGTCATATTGCTCTTGTTGATCTTTAGTGAACCTGAAATCTTGCTGCCTCCAAGTTTTGCGAAGGTCTTCAAGATGTGGCAGGACGTTGACAGTGGAAGTGGGGAAATTCATATCAGACAGTGTACTTGGTTTGATTAAATTCGTCACATTGAATGAAGAACTGGTCTCCATTTTCTTTCATTTCAAGTTCTTCACAATCAGCAATCAAGTTGAGAAGAGTCTCTTTGTCTTGATCAAACTGTTCCATTGTGTAACTCATGTCATTCATTTGTTTGACTCTTTTAATATACACGGGATTGGTTGCCTGTGGGGGATTAGTGGACAGTAATCGTAGTGTCCACTGCATTAAGATTTTTCTTCACATGTTCTTCCCAGAATACAGCATCTTCAATTTTTAGGAAGGTTGCTTGTTGCTTTGCATAACCCTTTTTCTTGGGTTTCATGTAATTCACTTGGTACATCATTCCAGTGTCTCAATACTCCAGATACGATAAAAATGTTAGTGACCATGTAACTAACAAGAATACAGGTGCGTATGATAGCAACCTTATCATCATAAGGTTGTGTTTTGTCATCACTAAAACTCCCTAGTGTATATTTCCATGTCCTCCAAAGTTTGTCCATATTTGTTCTTTCTGCTATGAATATATTCTAGTTCTTTCCAATTCCAAGGATAACAACAAACAAGAGTGTGAATATATTTGTGTCTTTCAATAGAAGTATATTCGCAGTTTGGTTTAGGTCTTACTCCAATCTCTATTGTAATATAATGTTTTGGGTCTTTGAAATATACCCATCCCTGCAAATCACCCCAACGAACATAATCATCAACCTGCGGATCATCCATAAAGTGCTGCCTCCAATGGATTTAGATTTAACTGCATTGCAGTATAAGGACGGGTTTTATTGATGTCTACTGTATCACCTTGCTTGGAGAAGTTGATAGGCGCCGAATAAGTTCTCGATTTTGTATTATAGAATCCCCAGACGGACTTAGGTGGTACATCAGTATAGGAGAAAGTACCATCATTGACAATGAGAATGCGATAAACATTACGTCGAAATTGCTCAACTTCGTAGTGGTATCCTTTTGGTGGTTCATGCGGAAATGAAGGGGGGAGTTTCAGAAGGTTCACAGGGTTCATCTGCAACAGCAATATAAGAATAATCTGGATACATTGTAGCAACGATGTATTGAGCAAGTGCCTGAGTAGGTGCCACTACATAAACCTCAACAGTGTAGATGAGTTGATCATCACTGTCACCATCTTGCATAGCAAGTTCTACTTCAACTGCCCATACATTTCTGTTCTTGAGATGATGCTCCCAAGAGATTACCATATCAGGTTGCATGATGTGCCTTCAAATCTGGGTTTGGTTGTGATTTAGTCAAGTCTCTACGGGACTGATTCTTGATAACAATAAACGCATCTTTATTGTACTTTCGGGTGCCGATGGGTGATTGCCACTTTTTGTTGTATTCTTCACCCACATCAATACCTGAGACAGATGTGCCAGCAATCTCTACATCTACCTCATCACCATATTCCCATCCAAGTGTTTCTAAAGCAGTAGCAAGTTGCCCTAGCATCTTACCAGGATAGATCATAGATTCTTCACTCATGTTGTAAACTCCTCAACAATAGTAGACTCAAGATCTTCTGCCAACGCATAAGTGCGGGCATTTTGAATGTT